ATACTTTAGGAGATATGGCTACGATGATTGAAAGAGAAGGTAAAGACGCATACGGACGTTAATATAAAATAAAAGTTATGAAACTAACAGCAGAACAAATCCAAGAGAATTGGAATATCTTTATTTCCAATATCGAAAATCACATCACGGGAGATCGTAAACAAGCCCTTCTTGATTTCTATAATAAGTATCAAGAACGTGTTATGTTAATGCCTGCCGCTCACAAGAAGGAATATCATAATGCCTTTCCTGGGGGGTATGTTGAACACGTAAATCGTGTTGTACGTTGTGCTCTAAAACAAGCCCAATTATGGGAGGAAGAAGGATGTGATATGACTACTTTCACTACCGAAGAACTTGTTTTTTCTGCTATTAACCATGATTTAGGGAAGATGGGAGATGAGAATCATGAATCATACATCCCCCAGACTGATAAATGGAGACGTGAAAAGTTGGGTGAGGATTATATGTTTAATAAACAAGTCCCATTCTCATCTGTCCCAGATCGTGGTTTATTTATGCTCCAATCACATGGTGTAATATATACTTTTAACGAAATGCTCGCGATACAAACGCATGATGGTTTATACGACGCGGCTAATGAGAAATATTTGAAAGCGTATATGCCCGAACAAAAACCACGTACTTCGCTACCATTTATACTACACCAGGCTGATTTGATGGCTGCACGTATTGAATTTGAAAGAGAATGGTTACCTAAGTTAAAAGGTAACGTGGAGGGGCAAGATAAGAATTTTACCTTAACAGACAAGCCGAAAGGCGCTACCAAGCAACAAAAAGCACTTGGTTCAATTAAAAGTGAAGGTTTAAAAAATTTATTAGATAACTTATGATTATTGCTATTATTATCTTATCAGTTTTAGTACTTGCCCTAGGGTATACTACATATAATCTTCTCCGTAAATTTGAAAAACAAGAAGATATCCTCGCAGGTTATCTAGATTACCTAGATAAATTATCGCGAGTAATAGAGGTTTCAGACGAAAAACTCAAACAAATTGATTCACGTGGTACATTTGAATCAGATGATGAGGTAGGTTTTTTCTTTCAACAAATAAAAGGGTTACAAGATATCTTAAACGACTTCCAGCTTAAGAAGCTTTGATAACCTTATGGCTATAAAGAAAACCCGAAGACCTAAGAGTAAAAACTACTTTACCCAAGAAACAGAAGATGCTATTGTATTATACAATGGCACTTCTGATACGGATATAAAAAGTAGAATATACCAAAATGAGATTCATTATCCGTTTTTTAAATTAACGGAAAACATCATCCATACCTTTAAATTTTATTATACTGAGGTAGATGAGATTGAACATCTTCAACATGAAGTAATCTGTTTTTTATTATCTAAAATTCACTTATTTGATCCCACAAGAGGGGCTAAAGCATATTCCTATTTTGGAACTATTGCCAAACGATACCTTATTCTCCAGAATCAAAAGAATTATAAAAAACGTGTACATAAGGCTCCAGTGGATGAATTATTTAAAGATGATACTCATACCTATAGCATGGATGACCCAGATTCTAGTAAAGATCCATTATCAAAATACATAGATAAATTTGTAGAATATTGTACTGAAAATATATTTGAATTATTTCCTAAGAAAAAGGATGCTGAAATAGCAGATGCTATCTTAGAATTATTTCGTAAAAGAGAAAATATAGATGTATTTAATAAAAAAGCCCTTTATATCTACATTCGTGAGATGGTAGATGTTAAAACTCCTAAAATTACCAAGATAGCCAACCAGTTATACTCAGTATTTAAAGACAATTATATTTTCTATCTCGAAAACGGATATGTAGAATTCGAATAAGGTTATATTTATACATGAATAAACACTATAAATATGAGTCAACAATTCGAAAAAACAGTATTTGGTAATAAGAAATTCTCGGATTTACTTGAGGAGATCTATAATAACCAAAAGCGCCGCGAAGCGCAAGTAACCGCGCTTATATCCGAATTAAAACCGATGGTTTCTGATATTGGTGATGCTACACTTATTGTACCACTTATTAAAGAATACATGGAAATTGGTGTTAAAAATGATGATGCACTAATTAAAATGGCTACGTTAGTACAACGTGCTTTAAATTCTACTAGTGAAGATGGTAGTTTAGGTATCAGTGATGAGGAAAAAGCTCAATTACTTGAGGAAATGGAAAAACTTCAAACTAAGTAATAATGCCCGGACCTTTAAAATCAGGACAAACCCTATATAAAAGTTTAGGGAGTATAGTAAATAATTCTACTAGGGATAGTTTAAAAAATCTCACAGGTAAATTTTTATCTGGGAGGATTTTAGATATAGACCAAAGTGGAACTTCTATTAATGGCACTGCCCAAGTACAAGTTTTAGATGAAATACAATTAGGGGGAGCTAATATTTTAGTTAATGTATTACCCTTATTTCCTAACTTAAAAAATTATCCTTTAATTAATGAAACTGTATTAGTTATAGCTTTAGCAAATAAAGAGTTTAAAAATAATTTTAATAATTTAACTTTTTATTATTTATCTCCTTTAAATTTATGGAATAGTAATCAAGTAAATCCTATTCCTTATCCTACAGAAACAGTAACCCCTGAAAGTCAAAATAAAGGAATTTTAGAAGTTGAAGCCGTAGGTAACCCCAATAAACCAACTTCATCTTCAAACACTACTCTCACCCCAGGCTTATATTTTAATGAAGATAATATCCCAAACCCAACTTTTCCTTATGAAGGAGATTATATTATAGATGGTAGGTTTGGGAATTCTCTTAGATTTGGTAATACAGTTAACAATAATTTAACCTCCGTAACTAATAATTGGTCTACTACAGGTTCAGTAGGTGATCCTATTACTATTTTAACTAATAAAAAACACACAGAACAACCTACATTTAATTCTATCACTGAAGATATTAATTTAGATGGGTCTTCTGCTTATTTTACTTCAACTCAACAAATACCTATTGAAGTATCTTCCCAAAATAATTATCTTTCTTATACTACCCCTCCAACAACCCCAAATCAATATAGCGGAGAACAAATTATCTTAAATTCAGGTAGATTGTTATTTAACTCTACTCAAGATCATATTTTATTATCTTCTAAAAAAAGTATTAATTTAAATACTGTAGAATCTGTTAATATAGATGCTGCCCAAAAAACAGTAATACAAACCCCAGAATTATATCTTGGTGGTATAGAAACTGCTCAACCCGTAGTTTTAGGTAATGATTTGGTAGATCTATTAACTAAAATATTAAATGATTTAAGTTTTTTAACTGGGGCTCTTCAAAATCAATTAGGTGTGCCTGTAGGTACTCCTATAGGACCTACAAATTTAGTAGCTCAAGCTATTAATGATAAAATAGGAGGCTATAAAGCGGAATTATCCAATATATTGTCTAACACAACAAAAACAGTATAATGGCTTTAGATTTACTTACATTACAATCTCTTGAAGGTACCAATGCTGCTGTATTAAATGACATCCAGAATACTATTATTAGAGTTTCATTTCTAGAAACAGAAGAAACTAGATTAGGTAATGAAATTATTTATAAAAGCCTTTATATAGTAGGAGCAAATAAAAATGGGAAACGTTATTCTTATGTAGTTTCTGTAACTGGTCCTAGTTTAAGAAAAATAGAAGAATATGGTTTAACTGAAGCTATAAATAGAGACCAACAATCTGCTTTTTCTTCTTTTGATAGAGAATACCAACAAATAGCAGATGATATATATTTTGATGAAGTAGAAAATGATATAATAACAGATGATATTGAAATATATACTATAACATCTAAGTTTAGGGGTAATCTTAATATTCAACCCTCAATTGAAGTTTCTACTCCCCCACCCCCATCTCCAACTCCTAAACCTGAGGTTGTAGTAAAACAAAGAAAAGAAAAAGAGCAACTTAAAAAAGATAGAGTTGAACAAGCAGAATTAACTTCTACTGATATAGAAGGTATTAATAATGCTGTTGCTGAAGATCAAAAACCTAAAGGTTTACAAAAATTAGGATCTTTAGTTTTAAAACAATCCCAAAAATTATCTAAATTTGTTATACCCTTAGCTTTTAATCTTATTAAAGAATATGGTATAGATAAATTAGAGACTGCATTAGAGGAAGAAAGTGATAACATAGATGAGTTAAGAGAACAACTTAAAGAAGAATTTTGTAATGTTCAATTACCTCGTATTATAGAACAAAGAAATAATGCTGTAGATTATCTTAATAATACAGGTAAAATATTAGATACATTTACTATTAGTGTTGATTTTGGAGCATCTTTTGCTGGAATATTAGAGGATTTAATTAAAATATTAAGAGGGGCAAGTTTTACAATAAATCAAGCATCCAAAACTATCCCCCTAATCCCAGGTGCAGTAGTATCAGCAGTTAACGATTTAAATACTATAGCTGATACTGTAACATTTAAATCAGATGGTACTCCTAATATACCACCATTAAAAATTACAGCTGCCCAAGTATCCCCAGCATTTGCTACAGTACAAAATACAATTGTACGATGTGTAGATTTACTTGATAGATTAGATATTTTAATTACATTATGTAATCCTAATGCTAATCTAACTGGAATATCAGATTCAATTAACAATATATATGAAAATGAATTAGTAGCTAAAGCTTCTGAAAATGATGGTACTTATAAAGGTTTTATTTTAGAAATAGAATCTAGACCATTTACTGATACCGTAAACCAAAACAGAGCAGTAGGAAAAAACAAATCTGGGATTATAATGATATCAACAGAATATTCATTTGCATCAAATCCTCAAGTATTAATTGACGAACTTAAATTTATTATTGACAGAGACGATTTAAAAGCGTATTAAACCAATATTTATAATCATGAAATTAAACGAATTAAGAAAAGTAATTAGAGAAGAAGTGAAAGCAGCTATCCAAGAAGAATTAAAAGATATTCTACTTGAAGCAGTTCGCTCACCCAAAACTGTAGTAACAGGAAATAACCCCGTTCAATCTCAACCACAATCTCTCCCAGAAACTGATAAAGCTAAATTAAGAGAAAATATGATGGGAGTCTTAGATGGAATGAAACCAGGTCAAGACACATTAAGTTTTAATTCTACCCAAGCTCAAGGATTTGGGGGAAATTTACAAGTCCAACCTGGGATGAATACATCAGGAGAAGGTGCTAAATTACCTGAAGGTAATGTAGGTTTAGATCAAATTATGGGATTAATGAATAAGAAATAATGGCATTTAACCCTCGTATAATACCTGCAACGGATTTCCAACCAAACGTTGGGGTAGGGGTTAATTTACCTTTTTCAACACCACAATGTTTTCAAAGTAATTATACAAGTAAAGATGCGCTTAAAGCTAATATAATTAATTACTTTTTAACAGAACCTGGAGAAAGATGTGATAATCCTACATTTGGAGGTGGTTTACGAAGTTTTATTTTTGAACAAATTTCTACTGGTACTTTAGGTGGAATTGAAGATGATATTAGTGAAAAAATTGGTACAAATTTCCCTTCTGTTAAATTAAATGGTATAGAGGTTGGAACAATAGAAGATCAAAATACAATTAGAATAATAATAAAATATTCAATACCACAACAAGGGGTATCAGATGAAATTGAAATTAACTTTGGATAATGGCACAAGCAAGAAACATAAAATATTTGAATAAAGATTTTGCTGATTTTAGATCAGCATTAGTTGATTATTCCAAAACATATTTCCCTACAACCTATACAGATTTTACAGAAGCCTCTCCTGGTATGATGTTTATGGAAATGGCATCTTATATTGGAGATGTTTTATCATTTTATCAAGATAATCAAATCCAAGAAACTTTCACTCAGTATGCTCGTAGATTTGAAAATTTATTTGATTTAGCTTATGTAATGGGTTATAAACCTCAGGTTACAGGAGTAGCTACAACAGATTTAGACTTTTACCAAACTGTACCAGCTTTACTTTCTGGTCCCAATATTTTTCAACCAGATTACAATTATGCTCTTTTAGTAGATGAAAATGCTCAAATAGGTTCTTCTGCTAATGCTAAAATTAATTTTATAACAGAAGATACTGTAGATTTTACAGTTTCAAGTTCAATAGATCCAACTGAAGTTACAGTTTATACTGTAGATGGTGGTAATAATCCAACTACATATCTTTTAAAAAAAACAAGAAAAGCAATTTCTTCTACTATTAATACAATAACTGTATCTGCAGGGTCAACACCTCAAGAATTCTTTACAACAACTGTAAATGCTAGTAATATTGTAGGTATTTTAGATATAGTAGATTCTGATGGTAATGTATGGTACGAAGTACCTTATTTAGCTGAGGAAATGGTATATGATTCAATTCGTAACACTAACCCTAATGATCCAAATAATTATTTAAATGAAGGTGATGCACCTTATTTGTTACAATTAAAACAAACACAACGTAGATTTGCTACTCGTGTTATTAATAGTGGTTCATTAGAAATTCAATTTGGAGCGGGCACATCACAAGATGTAGAAGAAGAAATTACTCCTAATGCTGATAATGTGGGATTAGGTTTACCTTTTGAAAAAAACAAACTTACAACAGCATATTCACCTACAAACTTTATATTTACCCCTACTTATGGTATAGCTCCTACTGGAGATTTAACTGTGAGATATTTAACTGGAGGTGGTGTAACAGCTAATGTTAATGCTAATACATTAACTAATATAAAACAAATTAATAAAACATTTACTAATTTTAGTAATACAGATCCAGGAGGTTTATACCAACAATCTTTTGATTCATTAGTAACAAATAATCCAAACGCAGCTTCAGGAGGTAGAGGAGGAGATAGTATCGAAGAATTAAGACAAAATATTATTTCTAATTTTAGTACTCAATATAGAACAGTTACTCCTGATGATTATACAGTAAGGGCCTTATCTATGATTCCTAAATATGGAAAAATAGCAAAAGTTTATACCGAAAAATCTAAAGCATCAGCAAATACAGGTACTAATGTAGATTTATATGTTTTAGCTTTTAATAATAATGGAAATTTGACTACAGCAAGTTCAACATTAAAACAAAATTTATCAACTTATTTATCCCAATTTAGAACAATTGGTGATTCTGTAGCTATTAAAGATGCTTTTATTGTTAATATTGGAGTAGATTTTGAAATTATAACTTTACCTAATTTTAATAACAATGAGGTTTTAAGAAAATGTATTATAGCCCTTCAAAATTACTTTAATATTAGAAATTGGCAAGTAAATGAACCTATTATTTATAGAGATGTTTTTAATCTTTTAGATAAAATTGAAGGAGTTCAAACTATAAAAAATGTTTTCTTTACTAACAAAACTATAACAGATGGAGATTATTCCCAATATGCTTATGATGTAGAAGGTGCTACTATAAATCAAGTATTATACCCTTCAATAGATCCTATGGTATTTGAAGTTAAATTCCTTAATAGTGATATTAAAGGTAAAATTGTAAACTTATAATTATGGGATTAAAAAATAGATATGATAAATCTGTAGCATCTGGAGTAGGATTAGCATCCGAAAACCCAGAAATAGCTCCACCAAAACAAGGAAATCCTGAAGCTCAATTTAAAGGGTCTAATTTAGATTTAGAAAACCCACTACCTTTAGGAGGTCCTATTAATGTTGCTTATAATACTCAAATAGGTAGTGAATATAAAAGTTTTACAACAACTCAACCATACACTCCTAAAAACACTTATATAGACAGTTTACAAAGTGATGAGTTAATAAGAAGAGCTAGTGACCCAATAAAATAAATATTATGGCAGTATATAAACTTTTCCCTTATAAAGACACCTCTCTATATTCAATGTACCCAACAATGAATACAGGTATTGACCCCATAAATCAAGTATCTAATTTAAATTTTGCTGTAGATAGTAATCCTTCTGTAGCTAGATCTTTACTTGCTTTTGATAACAATGAAATTATAGATGTACTAAATAATAAAGTAACCGGGAATTGGGATGCTCATTTAAAATCATATATAGCCACAGCTCAAGGAGTTGTTGAAGATTCTATATTAGAAGTTTTTCCAATTTATGATAGTTGGAATATGGGTACTGGTACTTATTTAGATGAACCCATTACTAAAGATGGAGCATGTTGGGATTCTCCCCAATTTGGAGGAGGTAGTGCATGGAATATTGGTGGTCCTTCTTTAGGGTATACTAGTTCATATAATCCAACATATTCTCCTCAAGGTGGAGGTTCTTGGTATGCCAGCTCTTCAGATGGTACAATTACATATCCTATTACTCAATCTTTTAGTCCTAGAAGTGATAAAGATTTAAATGTTACTATTTCATCAATGGTAAAAGATTGGTATAGTGGTTCTTTAAATAATAATGGCTTTATTATTAAATGGGAAAATACTATTGAATTTAGTACTAGTAAATTAGTTCAACCTGTAATGCAATATTATACAGTAGATACTAATACAATTTACCCCCCCGAATTAGAAATTAGATGGGATGATTCAACATGGAATACAGGTTCTTCTACAATTACAGAATTATTTCAACCTAATGCATTTATTGAATTAGCAGAAAACCCAGGTATATTCTATTCAGAAAGTGTTAATAGATTTAGATTAAATTGTAGACCTAAATATCCTGCTCGTGTTTGGGCAACCTCTTCTTTGTATACTAAACAATATTATTTACCCTCAGGTTCATCTTGGTATGCTATAAAAGATTTAGATACTGACGAATATGTAGTAGATTTTGATTCAAATTATACTAGAATTAGTGCAGATGTTTCTTCTAGTTATTTTGATATATACATGAACGGTTTAGAACCAGAAAGATATTATAAAATACTTATTCAAGTTAATTCTGAAGGAAGTACAACAATTTATGATGATAATTACTACTTTAAAGTAGTTAATGGATAATGAAAGAACAAGTAAATTTAATAAGAAATTCATTTAGTAAAACACAATACCCAAAGGTAATTGATACTGAATTTTCTCAGTTAACACCTCAAGTTAATGAGCCTGTAGCAGTACAAGATGTATCTGTTGATGAATTTTTTGTTTTATATGATAAATTATTTTTTGATATCCCTCAAAGAGGTAGTAATTCACATGAAACTTTAATTACAACTAGTACTGAATATATTGGTTATAATCCTTTAACAACCGAAATAGAAGCTTTACAACAAGAAATTACTGAATTAAGAAGACAATTATTGGATGAAAGAGGAAGCGCTTTAAATACCATTGCTGATGTATTAGATACAGCAGGTTTAGATCTCCCAGAACTCCCAACCCTCCCTAATTTAGATGTACCATCAGAATTTAGTGTTGATGTAAATGTGAATGCTGATCAAGGGGAAGAAAAGTCGCGTAAAGAAAAACGTAAAGAACGTAGAGAAAAACGCAAAGAAGAAAGACAAGAACGTAGAGAAGAAAGAAGAAATAATTAATTATGGCTGAAGCTAAAATTACACAAGTAAATCCTACAACATTTGAACTAGAAGAATATTCAGTTACAGATGAAAATCTTATTTCTTCCCAAGAAGTAGAAACTTTATTTATACCCCAAACTGATTATATAGAATATTTTATTTATAATCCTAACAATGGAGGTCAAGTATTTCCTGCGTTTGATTCACCATCTAATTATAATGAGTATACTTTAGAAGATAATATATTAGCTATTAATCCTGAAGAGGATTTAAGAGTTAATGGGTTTAAAGAAGGAACTTATAATACATTTTATAATTTTTTATCATTAAGATTATCATCTAATCCCTTCCAAAGATATTATATTACAGAAATTTCATCCGATAGAACGGAAATTAGATTAATTTCTAATGATATATCTACAGAAGAAATTATAGCATCTACTACTGAATTTATTCAAGAAAGAAATAATTCTGAGTTTTTTCAAGATTTTTATTTAAATTTTGGTAACAACCAATTAGTAATAGCTAATAATATTGTATTAGATACAGACTCAGTTTTAATAAAATTATATGACCCACTACCTCTACAATATCAATTAAAATCAACATTATGGGTTGTAGAACAGGTAGCGGACCCAATAGCTTATTTAATTGAGTTACCCTTTCAAGAAATAATTGTTGATAATACAATTAAATTAAAAGGTCCTAATATTAATTTACCTGTAAAAGGTCAAATTAATAACTCTACAGAACCTGTAGACTTTGCTAGTTTAACTTCAACTACTGTTACATCATCATTACAGCAAATTAATAGTTTTTATGCTGATCCTAGTATAAAAATTAATGTAGATTATAATGAATACAGTAATTTTATTAATTTCTCATCTGTTGAAAAACGTATAAATAATTTTTTCTATAAAATACAGCAAATAGAAAATTGGACTTTATTAGCTGCAGAAGGTTCAAACATAGCAACATCAACAACTTCAGGATCAACAGCATTTTATCAAAGTAAAATTAATGAAACTATTGATGAATTTGATAATTATGAATATTTTTTATATTTCACCTCAGGTTCAAATTCTTATCCAAAAACTAATACATCGGAACCTTATAATCAAGCCTCTTCTACAAGTATATTAGCTCAAAATTGGGTAACTTCAAGTTTAGACAGTGCTGAATCTTATGATGTAAATAATAAAAATTGGATTTATTACTCAATACCAGAATACTTAAGAGAAGATTCTGCTAACCAACCATATATAGATTTTTCTAATATGGTAGGTCATTTTTATGATGAAAATATATGGGTTTACATCAAAGATATTACCAATAAATGGGATAACGATAACCGCATTGATTCAGGAATTTCACGCGATTTAATCGCACAACAATTACGTGATTTAGGATTCAATTTATATGAAAACCAATTTAGCTCATTTGATATATTTACAGCTACATTAGGTTTAACACCATCAGGTAGTTATTTCCCTTTCCCTAATATGACAGGCTCCTTACCTACACCAAGTGGGTTTGAATATGTTAATAATTCTATAACAGGGTCAAATGAAATATTACCTCAAGATAATATAAAAAAACGTATATATAAACGTATTTATAATAATTTACCTTATCTATATAAGAAAAAAGGTACAGTTGATGGTATTAGAACATTAGCTACAATATACGGTATTCCAAACACATTACTTAGAATTGATGAATTTGGTGGTAAAGATAAAGATAATACTAATGATTGGGATTACTGGTTTGAACAATTCAACTATGCTTATTCTACAGGAGATGACGGAATCATTAGTTCAGATTGGAGTATAAATACAGATTGGAGTGTCCCTGATGATGTTCCAGCATCTTTACAATTTAGATTTAAATTACCACCTTCATCTTCCATTCCTACATCTCAATCTTTATGGACTTTAGATAGTGGTACAGAAGTAAGGTTAGTATTAGAATATGATACTACACTTTTAGATTCTGGTTCATTTAGTGGTTCAATACCTAATCCAAATAATCAATATGCAGATTTAAAATTTTACCCTAATCATGCTACAGATGCTACTGAGTTTGCTAGTGTATCTTTACCATTTGCGAATAATGGTTGGTGGTCTGTTATGATTAATCGTGATCAAGAAAATTTTGAATTAGTAGCAGCTAACAAAATATACTCAGGAAGTAATGGTTCATCTTTAGGATTTATAGCCTCATCATCAATCTCAGCAACAGACGATGGTTTTTGGTTTAGTGGAACAAATTCATATTTCCCTACTGTAGGTGGTATTACAGGATATACTGATTTTAGTGGTTCATACCAAGAAATTAGATATTATACAACTCAAATATCCCATAGTGTATTTAAGGATTATGTAATGAATCCTCAATCTATTGAAGGTAATACTATTAATAGTGCTCCTGATGAATTAATATTTAGAGCAGCATTAGGAGGTGAATTATATACAGGTTCAGTTTCAATACATCCTAAAGTAACAGGCTCTTGGGCTACATTAAATTCATTCCCCACTGACTCAGATTTTACAATTACTGAAGGTAATTTTGCTGTAAATAGAGAATATGTGTTTATGGATCAACCCGCGGTTGGTATTAAAAACCGTATTACAGATAAAATTAGACAAGTAGATCTAAATTTACCTGAAGGTACTCAACAATTATCTAATATCAGATCTATACAACAAGATACTGAAACAGATGATGCTTATACTGATACAGTAAATCAAGTAGAGGTAGTATTATCTCCAACTAACCAAATTAATGATGATATTATTAATTCAATTGGTTATTTAAATATTGGAGAATATATAGGCGACCCTAGACAAATTGCTTCGGGTTCAATTAACTACCCAGATTTAGATGCTTTAAGAGATGAATATTTTCTTAAATATACAAGCAATTACGATTGGAATGATTTTATTAGATTAATTAAATTCTTTGATAATTCATTGTGGAAAACAATCAAAGATTTTATCCCATCTAAAGTATCATCAGCTACAGGTATTTCTATTAAACAACATTTACTAGAAAGACAAAAATATCCAGAACCATCAGCTTCATATTCTGAACCTTACTATACAGGCAGTATAGGTCAAATTGCTGGGTTATTAGATGATCAAAGAATTTATACTGCTTCAGGAGATTATGATTCATTCCCTATTGTAACTACTACAGGTTCCCAAGGTGGAACGTTACCTGTATTTGTAGAAGATACGAACTATACAGAACTTACATACCCAGGTGCAGTTAACGTAACTCAAAGTTGGAATGGTTCAAATATAACACCATTTGGATTTGAAGATTTTACCCAAGATGACGCTCGCGAATTTATAGATGGTGAATTTAGTGGTTCTACATTGATAGCAACTACCCAAAGTTTAAATCCAAACAATACACTATTAAAAGAAAACACAGTAGTTGTAAACTACAAAACATCAGGTTCTAATGCTCAAAACCCAGCAGTTGGTGAATTAATTTGGGAATTTGATTTTAATACTATAGGTAATATTAATAGTTATTATGTTGCTGAAATATATATTAATGAAGAAGATTTAAATGGGACCAACTCAGATTCAGCTATCCGTAACTTAAAACCAGGAGATAAAATCACTTTTGATCTTAATTACACAATATCACCACCATAAAGATAATCTACTATGCCTACTATAACAAATACAGGGACTATTAAAAGCATTACTGCTTTAGGAAATGGGCAATTTAAAATTGACCTAGTAGATGGTTCTTACCCAATTGTTGATAATAATCCTGCTACAGGAAATTTTAATTCTGGTACAGTTAATTCATCTTTAGTTGTATTAGATCCTTATGCTAATATTCCTAATTTAGCATATTCTGATTTCAATGCTGTTATTAATAATGCTTTAATTCCAAGACAAAGTAACATTTTCTGGGATTTAGATTATTCTACTAATGCTATACAAGCAGTAAACCAAGAAGCAGTAATATCAGCATCCCAACAAGATGGTGATTTGCCTAAAGCATTTATACAAGATTACAATTACTATTCAACTCCTATTTTAAGACGTAATTATTTAGGAGCTAAATCAACAGCCCCAGATTTCAACGAATTGGCTGTAGAAGGTGGTTTTGGTCAATTACCTGTAGTACAAAGTGAAGGATATTATTTTGCATTCTTTAACTGGGTAGGAGGTACTTCTCCTGAATGGGGTAATGAATTAGAAGATAGAAGTGCTGTAAACGTTAGATATTATATAGGTGAAAATGGAAATGTAATTGAACCTATTAATGATTCTAATGGTATTAACTTAAGTATTGTACAACAAAACTTTGAACAAGATTCAAATACTATTTTAAGTTTTAATGATAAGGAAGGTGCTACTTCAAAATTTACTAATTTAGAAGGAACACATAAAATTTTTAAAAGTGGTCAAATTCCTCAACCTATTATTTATACTCAAACTTCAAGTATAGGTAGTGATTCTACTTTACCTAACCAAGGTGGAGGCTATACAGGATCAATTGATTTTGTTCAAGGTGACCAATCCCCATCTTTACTTACAGATGATTTCCAATTAATATCAAATGCTGCTAACCCTTATTTAGATTATAATGTAGGCAACGGAAATCCTATACATTTTCCTTCTATAGTAAATGAAGGAGCTAATGCTGATTTAACAGTTAATGGTACTAGATATGTAGTAGATGGAGCTGACCCAACATCAAATAATATTACTTTAACTTTAACAGCTCAAATTTCAATTGGTCCAGGTATATATGAATTTACTTCAACATTACAATGGAGAAAAAATGGTACTACATTTATAGGAAACCCTGTAAACCATAATTGGACAGGAAATAGCTCACCACCTACTATTACAATCTCAGCAACTGATAGCACAGCAGTTGATACGGATTACTATGAATTAATTCTAGTCTCATTTAGTCAACCATTTAAAAATAGTAATAATATACCAACAGATTTTCCATTATTATTAACTACTACACAGTTACAAGTAACACAACAGCCTTTACCTCAAACTGGCCCATGTAAACTTTTCTGGGAAACAGTAACATTACAACCTACTAAAATCAGAGCTAAAGAAGGTGTAGGTTCTGTTAATGGTTTAAGAGATTTTTATGGTCAACGACAATCAGATATTTCTGGTAGTGGATTTAATCCTATTACTCAAAACTTTATAGTACAAGTAGGTGATGAAATTAGATTTGATGGTACAGAAACTCAAACTTATTATATAAAAGAAGTGGATACCTCAGGAGGAGAAGTTACATTGACGTTAGATAGGAATATTACTGCTCAAGATTTAGATTATTTCTTACTAAGAAGATATATAACTGACCCTTCTTATTTAATATTAGAAGTAGATAAACCTGCAGGAGGTACGTCTACTGGGGTTCTTACACCAGAATATTTTTATGGAGAAACAGAAAAAAAGGTAGATAATATACTTAAAGAACTTAAAAAGGACAATTTAATTTAAAATTAAACTTGTCATAAAACTAAAATAATCATATATTTATAACAAAATACGTATTAAACAATGGGATATTTAAATAATTCGGTAGTAACTGTAGATGCTATCCTTACAACAAAGGGTAGAGAGTTACTTGCTAAAAATGATGGTACATTCCGTATCACACAATTTGCATTAGCTGATGATGAAATTGATTATACATTATATAATCCATCACACCCATCAGGTTCAGCTTACTATGGTCAGGCAATTGAAAATATGCCTTTATTAGAAGCGTTTCCTGATGAAACACAAATCATGAAATATAAACTTACTACTTTACCTCGTGGTACTGCTAAGATGCCAATCTTAGATGTAGGTTATACTAATATTGTAATTAAACAAGGAGCTTCACTAGCAATTACCCCACAAACCTTAAATTATTTAGGTGGTAATCAAAACGAATCCTCAGGTTATACTGCTACTATTTCAGATGTTAGACTATTATCTACATTCGAAGGTGTTGGTATAGATTCAGCTCAAACAAATGCTTTAAATGTTAATTCAACTACAACATTAGGTACTAATGTATCTGCAACAGTAGTAGGAACAACAATTAACCTTAGAGCAACTACAGTAAATACATTATTTGGTAGTAATACTGCATTATACGCTACAATGACAATTGTAGGTAGAGATAGTGGTGCAAGATTACAAGTCCCCATCACTATAACTAAAGTATCCTAATTATGTCATTTAATAGATTAGAAGCAGACGATTTTGTAGTATCAGCTGATAGTATTACAGCAGGTATTTTTACTGATAGTCAAATCCCAGAAATCACTACATTTTTTACTTCATCAACTCAAAGAACAAGCAATTCAGGAGATTACTACTTAAACGTATTTTCAAATGCCGCAACTTCATCTTTAGAATTTGCAGTTACTTATGGTAACGAATTAGGAAGTGGTAGTGCCGCTTATAATTTAGATGTAGACGGTAAATCACCATCTTCAACAGTTTATGGCCAATATCGTACCTTAGTATTAGGCGATGAAAATGCAGATTTTACTTTTGGTAGTATTACATCATCGGATTTTTGGGCTGTATCAATGGAAAGAAGTAGATATAAAGAATCTATTTTCCCAGGTTCAACAACTTTATTATTAAGAGGTCCAGATGGTGTTATCTCATTAACTGATAATAGCCAAGTTGCCTCTTCAGTTGTATTTAATGATGCGGGTAGAGTATTCCAATTAGTATCAGGTTCAGCAGGTACAGTATTTACAACACTAGAATCAAATGGATATAGTATTGATTCAGGTTCATATGGTTTATTCTTACCAGATATTGCTACTTATATTTTAAACCCAAGAGCATTATCTAATGATGAAGCTGATGGAGGTATTGGTTTAGATGCTACTTTAACTTCAGCATTAACAGCAACAGATAGCCCAAACTTAAATACAATATTTACAGCAATTACCCACTCAAATGCTTCATCATTTACAGCAAACTCAGAAGAAACAATTACTTCAGATTTTGTGTTTGTAAGACCTAGAAGTTCTCAGTTTAATTATTCAGAAAACCCATCATTTATCTCAGGTTCAACAGGTGAAGTATTATACCCTTCATTTATTAATGCTCCTACAACATATATTACAACTGTAGGTTTATATAATGATACTAATGAGTTATTAGCTGTAGCTAAATTATCTAAACCATTAGAAAAAGATTTTACAAAAGAAGCTCTTGTTAGAGTTAAGCTAGATTTTTAAAATGAATGAGTGCATTCAAACAATTTTTATCACAGGACTTAATAGTAGAACCCTTTAAAGTAAATAAGGGGTTCTCCTTTCCTTCTTCTGAATTTACAGATAGTGATGTTCAAATTGATAGACTAACAGGTATAAAGGGTGATTTCCAATTTACTCAATCTCTTACAGGAAATAATTCAGACCAATATTCTGTTTTAATATATGATTCTGCTAAAGAATTATATTACTCTAACTTTTTAACATCATCTGTTGGTTCTCCTTTACAAACACAAAGTTTATTTCCTGGAGAAAATGAAACAGGAGATGTATTTATAGGTAATCCTGACTCTTCTGGTAGATATGAAAATTACCTCCAATCTACAGATGATGTAGTTAGATTTTTTCCAACAGGCTCTAGCGATGAAATTTTTGTACTTTCTATTCCATCACGTTTGTGGGGTGATTATATTCAACCTAATTCTTTCGAGTATAAAGTTATAGATGATGATAATATAACCCATATCATTACAGATGATGGTAATGGTAATCTTTATATAGGAGGAGTTTATGTAGGTAATATTATATATCCTCATGGTATAGCAGTATTTACTAAACTACAAGATAATGCTCCTCCCGCCCCTGAAGGATATGGTATATCTGAATATGGAGCTAACGTATATGGTGGTGGTATTTCAATAGCAGATTTAGGCGGTTCTAATGTAACTTGTTCATTTTCTAGTTCGTTTGATATTTACGAAACACAATACAAAGCTACTATAAATGAATTTGAATTTAATTTTAGTTTAAACCCTTCTATTATTTCAGGTTCTACAGATGGTACCGTTTATGATTTTGTAACTGGTTCTTATTTTTCACCTTATGTTAGTACAGTAGGGTTATATGATAATGACCAAAATTTACTTGCAGTTGGGAAATTATCTCAACCACTCCCAGTATCAAGAACAACAGATACTACTATATTTATAAACATAGATAGATAATTACAATGGGAAAAGGAACCAATAGATTAGAAAAAATATTTACCCCAACAACGGATGAAATAAACCAGGGGTTTACTATAAATGCCTGGCATGTATCACAATCAGTAAATGCTTTCACTGGTACAGGAAGTTATGATATTGATATTAGTGGGAGTTTAACTGTTAGTGGTTCTATTTATCATGTAGATGCTGCTGATGCTGCGGGTGCTTTAAATAGTGTAGTAGTTAGAAATACATCCACAGGAGAATATTTTATAACTGGTTCTTATGGTGATGCTGCTGGTGCTGATGGGTCTTCAGGGACATCAGGTTCATCAGGTTCATCAGGTACATCAGGTTCCTCAGGTTCTTCTGGTACTTCCGGCTCATCAGGTTCTTCAGGTACATCAGGTGCTGATGGTTCAAGTGGTTCTTCTGGTACATCAGGTGCAGATGGTTCTTCTGGTTCTTCAGGTACATCAGGTAATGATGGTTCTTCTGGCTCTTCAGGTACATCTGGTACAGATGGTTCTTCAGGTAGTTCAGGTACATCAGGTAATGATGGATCAAGCGGTTCTTCAGGTACTTCAGGAAATGACGGTTCATCAGGTTCCTCTGGTACTTCAGGAGCAGATGGCTCTTCAGGTAGTTCAGGTACATCAGGTATAGGTAGTGATGGTTCATCAGGCTCATCAGGTACTTCAGGAAATGATGGCTCAAGCGGCTCATCAGGTACATCAGGTGCAGATGGTTCAAGTGGCTCTTCAGGTACATCTGGTACAGATGGTTCTTCAGGTTCATCAGGTACTTCAGGAAATGACGGTTCAAGTGGCTCATCAGGTACTTCAGGAAATGATGGTTCATCAGGTTCTTCAGGAACTTCAGGAAATGATGGTTCTTCTGGTTCATCAGGTACTTCAGGTGCTGATGGTTCTTCTGGTTCTTCAGGTACCTCAGGTGCTGCAGGTTCATCAGGTTCTTCAGGTTCTTCAGGTTCATCAGGTACTTCAGGTTCTTCAGGTTCATCAGGTACTTCAGGTGATGGTAGAGCTTTAATAACTTTAGATGAAGGTGTTCAATTAACATCTGATACTCTTTCTCTTAATTTTACAGGTGCTGGTGTAACAGCAACCGAATCAAACGATAATGTAACAATTGACATCCCAGGTGGTGGTGGTGGTTCTGGTTCTTCAGGTTCAAGTGGTACATCAGGAAATGATGGCTCAAGTGGTTCATCAGGTACAAGTGGTAGTTCAGGTTCATCAGGAACATCAGGTGCTGATGGTTCTTCAGGTTCAAGTGGTACATCAGGCGAAGCAGGAAGCTCAGGTTCTTCAGGTACTTCAGGAAACGATGGTTCATCAGGCTCTTCAGGTACATCAGGCGAAGCAGGAAGCTCAGGTTCTTCAGGTACATCAGGCGAAGCAGGTAGCTCAGGTTCTTCAGGAACTTCAGGTGCAGATGGCTCTTCAGGTTCAAGTGGTACATCAGGCGAAGCAGGTAGCTCAGGTAGTTCAGGTACTTCTGGTTCAGGCCAAGCAATTGAAATTTTAGACGAAAACGTTTCTTTAACTACAGATGTAGAATCTATCAATTTTGTAGGTGCAGGTGTAATAGCAACTAATTCAGGAGATGCAGTAACAGTAACTATCTCTGGAGGTGGCGGCGGCTCTGGTAGCTCAGGTTCATCAGGAACTTCAGGAAATGATGGTTCTTCAGGTTCTTCAGGTACTTCAGGTAGCTCAGGTAGTTCAGGTATTTCAGGTTCATCTGGTTCTTCAGGTACCTCAGGTAATGATGGTTCATCAGGCTCTTCAGGTACATCAGGAAATGATGGTAGCTCAGGTTCTTCAGGTACTTCAGGTAGCTCAGGTACCTCAGGTAACTCAGGCTCTTCAGGCTCTTCAGGTACATCAGGAAATGATGGTAGCTCAGGCTCTTCAGGTACATCAGGAAATGATGGTAGCTCAGGTTCTTCAGGTACTTCAGGTAGCTCAGGTAGTTCAGGTATTTCAGGTTCATCTGGTTCTTCAGGTACCTCAGGTAATGATGGTTCCAG